CTGCTTTTGTTCCACCTATACTAAAGGCGATTACGTCTCCTACATCCCATCCACTAGGAAAGTTATTACAGTCATAAAGCATAGTTTTATTAGCTCCTTTAACTCTAAATAAAGTTCCATCTGGATGTTTTGTTACTAAATCTCCTGTTGTAGTATTCTCTATAGTTACTGGATCATTTACTGTTGCTCCAGAAAAACTTATAGCTACTATCTTTGCTATTGTAGGACTCATTTTATCGTTACCTCAACAACAGAAGAAGCAGTAGTAGCAATCTTAAATCTGTCTACTCTTATCTCTATAGGATTTGCTCCTGCGTTTAATGTTGATGGCGATTTTAGAGTTTTACCATTCATTTCAACCAAACTACATGCTGCACTAACTCTAATAGTTACTTTTTCAGCAGGTCTTTTGAAATCAAAATAAATGTTAGATGCTGTGTTTGCACCACTTTCTGTTATGTGATAGGTTACTTCACTTGCAGCACTAACAGATAATTTACTATTATCTAATTTAGTTGAAGTGAACTTCCCATACACTCTATCTATTTTGCTCATTTATTTCACCTAGGATTTAATTATTCTTTTTTTGGTTCTACTATTTTTGCTTTTCTACCACGTTTTTCTAATGGTTTTTTCCTTTCATTAACGTCTGATTTAACTTCATTAATAGACCTTTTAATACAAGCTAGTTTAGCTTCTTCAGCTTTCTTTTTATCTTCTTCACTAAGCTTAATTTCTTCCCCATTAGTATAATGAGAATAAATCTTTTCTTTTTTTGTAGGATTCCAATAAAATCTGTCTATATCTATTTCTTTCTTATCATTCATTTTTTCTTACCCCTATTTACCAATTACCATCATAAAGCCATCATAAGTATCTGCTGCTGCTTTAAATGTAATTACATTTCCACTCTTCGTATAACCTACTGATGCACTTGCTGCATTAACCATAGGTATTACTAGTTCAATAGTGTTCATACCTTTAATAGTTAAAGTTTCATCATTAGTATAGTTAGTAACAGTGTAAAAATAAATTCTTTGATCCCCAAATACAGTTTGTCCTGTTTGAGTATATGTTCCTGCCATTATTTATCACCTATTTGTATAATTATTAAATTAAAAAATAAAAAAAATACTCCCTATCTAAGGAGCTGTAACGTTCCAAATGATTCCTTGATTATCAAATCTAACCATGCTCATGCAACCATATGTTTTGAAATATCCACCTACTGCATCAGCTCTGGATGTTCCACCAGCATTAGTTGCAGTTGTTGAATCTCCTACTCCATTGATAGGTACGTGTGCATAATCTACACCTCTAACGATTTTTTCAACAATGTCATCCATATCCAATAGATATAATGAATTGTCTGCGTCAGTTGAGTTATCTCCTCCTCCTGTATTAGTAACTCCATTGTAAGCCATTCTTTTTGACCTTACTATAGGTACTCCTCTATAAGTAAGAACTCTAAGTCCTGCTGCAATTTCTGCACTACCTACGAATCTTTGTTGAGGTTGAAGTAATTGATTAACTTCATCTGCTCTTTCAAAAGACATAAGGAAAATTCTCCTTCCACCAAGCTTTCTTTTTTCACATTTAGTTATGATAGCATCCATATCAGATAATGTTAAAGTTCCTGTAGATGTTCCAGATGTACCTGCATCAACTGCTTGTACTTCTACATAAGAAGTTGTTGCTCCTGCTCTTGTAATTCCATAAGTAGCTGTACTATCACCATGGTCTCCATTGTTCAACATAAGTTGAAGTAATCCTGGATAAGAACCTGAAATACCAGATGTAGCATCAGAACCATTAACCATAGATTGTTCTTCGTCTAGTGCTGCTTGTGAAAGTGCATTAGCTGCTTCTCTTCCTAGTACATCAAAATCTCCTCCTGCAATCAATAAACCAGATACTTCATAATCAATTCTGTATGATTTTGCAGGATTGAATAATTGAACTCTAGTTGTTCCAGCAGGTTCATTAGCATCCCCTTCATCATAGTATTTACCTGATGTGTTTAATGCTGTATTTAATCTCCATGTGTGTACGATTCCAGAAGCTAAATTTTCTCTTCGTACTAATTGTCTAAACTCTGTACCTCTTGGTAAAGCGTCTCTAATCATACTATCAACAGTTGTGCTAACTTCAATTCCACCTGCATCTCCCGGTGTTGCGAAATTTAAAGCTCCTGTTGTGTTTCTTGAGATTACGTTACTATTAGCAGCTGTGCCACCACCTAACATATCCCTTACTTGCATAAAAGCATTACTTGCCATATTATATCACCTATATATTTAATTTATTGTACCATTGGTCTTTTTACAACCATATGGTCCGAAGTATTATTTTGAAGTAGAGCCATTCTTTGAGCATAACTTTCACTACCTTCTCCAGGTTTTTGTACAAATGCAGCTTTAGTTTGAGCTTGTAATTGCATAAGTTCTCCAAATCCACCCATAGGTTCACCAGTGTAAACTTGTTTAAGACCTACTTGGTCAGGAGTTGTTTGTTTTTGAAACTCCTCTTTCCACTGGTTATGTGTGTTAGTTATTTCCTTTAACTTTTCAGAGATAATATCTCCTGTTACAGGTTCATTAGTTGGAGTTACTGGCTGGTTATACTTCTCTTGTTGTTGAACTATTGATTGAGATTGAGGTTCATTTGGATTAGCTTCAGGATTACCCTTTAACTCTTCCATTTGTTTCTTAATATCAACTAATTGTTCAGCCATACCCTTTTGTTCTACTTCTAATTCTTTCTTTTTCAATTCTTCCTGTACTCTCTTTTCAACCTGAGCTTCAATACCTGTCTTAGGTTCTGCTACTGGTTCAGTTGGAGGTACTGGTTCTGTTACTGGTACTCTTTCCACTGGTACTTTTGCAGGTTCAACTGCTGTTACTGGTGGAGGTACTGTTCCATTATCATTCGTTTCTTTCACATTTCTCACCTTCATAAAATTTCCAAGACTTCTCATACATACTTCTGTAAACTGATTATCTGCCAAAGCAGGATTATCAGTATAACTCACACCATATAAATTTACTTTATCAATAAAATCCATCTCATTTCCTTCATTATCTTCTTTAGTTACAAATTCTACAGGATCAAAATTAATGCTATATCCCTTCAAATATCCATCAATTAAACTACCTGTAACTGCTTCATAATAATTCTTGTGTTCATCATCTACTAAAGAAAAATTAGGATTTGTTTCTGTTCCTAAAATTAATCCATTGTCATCAATATCAAATTCTGTTACCTTAGCTAAAGGCATACGTTTCATCTTTAATGCAGACTTTACATCATGTTTATCTTCTTCATTAAAGCCATACTTCTCTGCTAAATTCAATATCCCTAAATTAGTTGCTGTTTCGTGCATACCATCTACAAAAATAGATTTGTGCATTACTTGATTCTGCATGTCTTTTACACATGACTCTGTGAATATGCTTTTGAATGTTCTTGTTTTACCGCTAGGCATCTTAAGATAGTTATACAAATCTGCTTTGTTCATGTGACTAGCATATCCTTTAACAAATACTTTATTCTTCTCTGTTCCTTGACCTGCTCTAATTTGTATAAATCCGCTATATGCTTTCATTTTAACAATTACCTAATTTCCTTCCACCCTTTCTTTTACTTGCTCTTGGGCTTCTTGCTCTTGGTCCTGTTCCATCTCTATCTGGCATTTTATTTTACCTCGTAAGTATAAGGATAATTTTTAAAATTTCCCATACTTCTCATTTTCATAGACTTTTCTTCTCTCTTTTTAGCACCAGCAGCACTACTTCCTGTCTGGTCCATGTTATTAGTAACACTCATCTTATCTGATGATTCTCTAGAAGGACTAACCTTATTCCTAGCAGTTTGATTACCTTCTTCAGAAGATTGCATTTGTGCCATCATTTCTTCTGGTGTAGTAAAGTCTTCTATATTAAAATCTGTAATACCATTTCTTTTAAGGTATCTCATTATACCGATTGGTTTAATGTTAATGCTTGAAAGAACTGCTGCATTTTGGATAGCTTCTTTCTCACTTTTAAATGTGATAGGATTAAAGTTAAACTCTAAGAATTTAAATCCTAGTTGTGGAAGTAATAATCTGTTAATCTTATTTTCTATATCCTTCTGTATTCTTCTTACTCTAGTTTCAAATGAGAATATTTGTGCTTCACTATTACCTTTGTTAGCACCATCTTTATTGACTAAACCTACCCATACAGGAGGTACTCTTGTAATCATTAATGCTGCTTCTCTAAGATATTCTAGTACTGTAAACAAACCTTGAGTATTACCAAAGTTAGCAGATATTTCTTTTACTTCAGTAGAACTTTCTGCACTACCATATGTGATTACTGGTCTAGAAGGTTGTACTTTAGATTGCCATAACACTTCTCTAGCTTCATCATATTGGTCTTTACTAGCACCTTTAAGATGAACAAAAAGTTCTGGTCTAAGATTCATAAACATCTGATCTAAATAATTAAAGGCATTTTGTTTAGTTGCCCATATTCTAGAAATAGGTTCAAGAGGAGTTTGAGAATATATTTGAGAACCTACCCATTTAAGTCTCATGTGTATTACTCCTTCTGGAGTGAAATTAACTGATGTAGGAGTTCCTTGTCTTGCAATAGTACTATGTCTTGGTTTTTGAATATATCCAAGAACTTTACCATGTTGAGTATGTTTAATGTTCATCTCTGTTGTTTCAAGAGGATGTAGTTCATCTATTACAGTTCCACTAGTTCTTCTTAGTTCCAAGAAAGCATCACCATAAGCTAACATTTGATAGATAAGATTCTTTAGAACTTCATCAAAATTTAAATCACCAAAGAGTAAATTTGCTCTTTCAATTTCTTTCTTAGAAGAAGAGTTTTCTTTAGAACTAACAAAGTCATAGCCATTTCTAGTGACCATATCAACAGTAGTGTCAAAAGCTGTTGCTATAACTTCATCTCTTTTCCACATCCTTTCCATAGCCAAATAGTTATTTGGAGGTTCTACCCCAAAGCTTGGTACTGGATTAGAAAAGCCTTTTACAATACCACGTGATGCACGTGTTTCCATAAAACTTCTTGATATTAGTGAAGGCATAAATAGGATATGATAATAAAAGTAAAGATGGTATATAAAGGCTAGTAGGTTATATGTTTTAATGTGTAGAATTAAAGCATTATTTTATACACGCTATAATAAACGTAAAAAAGAAAAAAAAATAAGATTAATTATAAATCTTTTTTCTTTCCTTATCAGACCACCCAATATCCTTCTTAAGTTGTTTACATTTAACTTTAAGTTGTTTAATTATGTCAGTTCTTTGCATATTTTGACTTGCAATATCCTTTCGCTTATGCAAATAACTATCTTCTACAAACTTACTTTGATCATTATTTCTTTGTATTTCAAATTTAAGTCCTTTAATAACAAATTTTTTCCATTTACCTGTATTGATAAACTTTTCTCCATGTTCTGCATATAGTTCAAGTTTAAGGTCCAACTCTTCTTTTGCAAGTTCTACTTCAGTAAGACTTCTTTTATGGTCTATCTCTAATCTTGCAAGAGCTGTTTCTCCAATTTTAATATTTCTTGTCTCATCTTTAATCTGTTGTTTCTTTAATCTATACTCTTCATTATCTAATTCTACAGCACTAGATGTTTCTGCAAATCCTTTTTTTTCAGTCATTTCATTCACCTTTTTATTATATGGGGGGTAAGATAAAGGAACTATTTGCAGGAGGTCGCAAACGTTCCCTATCCACCCTTGCACTTCTACTTGATATATCAATACTTTCCTCTTTCTCCTTTGCTTCAAACTCCTTGTAATCACTATCTAATCCATGCCATCCTTGACCTTCATCATCAAAGAAGGGTGTAGTTGCAAACACATCACTATCTACACAATCATCAGTTCCTCCAGGAGGCTTACTGATAATCCAATTAACTTTCTCTTGTTTCTCTTGTAAACCTTGTAGTTCTTGCTTAAATAAAGGGATAGGATAACATTTCATAATACCTTGCTTAAGCATGGCTCTGTACGTGTGAAAAGCACTATTCTTACTTCCTAAGTTTCCTCCACTAAATCTATATGCAAACACAGGATAACCTTCTCTTTTACACCACTTTACAAACATATCACTTACACTACTATCTTCAGGTACTAACCACTGAACATTGTATCTCTTACATAGTCTAGGTATTGAGTCATCATTACCTATGTTCATTAGTTCATTATTATCAAATCCTTGAGGGAAAGCACGTTGATATAATGTAATTATATTTCCCAAGTATTTAGTCTTTACAGTAACAACAGTAAGACAATCACTAATACCAAAGTCTATACCTACACTACAAGGACTCTTTTTCCATTCATAGATACTGGTAATGTTTTTATCAAAGAGCAATTCTATATCATCTGGTGAGAAGAAACTATTTTGTACTACTGTAAAGTCTCCCATAAACTCTTGTCTAAATGTAGCCTCTTTACCAGTAGCAATAAGTCTTTTCTTTTCATTTTCTACCCATTGTCTATAAATAACTTCTTCTATAGTATCTCCATCTGCGATAGTATAAGGAAACCATAGTCTACATATGTTACTCTCAAATTTATCATCTGGATCAAAGAGTTCATAAAACAATCCATTCTTACCTGCTGGTGTAGAGGCTATACATAATTTTCCACCACAATCTGCAAGAGTAGGCTTACACGTTAAGTTAAAGAAACTATCTGCATCTTCATCTTTAGGGTCTAAGTAAGCTATTTCATCTATGAACAAATAACTAAATCCCCATCCCTTTACTTTCTTAGTAGGAGGTAATGAATGTATGGAACTCTTGTTAGCCCACGTGATTTGTTCACTATTGTTTGGTTCTATTAGTTGTTTGGTAAAGTATTGTCTTTCGTGATAATCCAATCCTCTAGTACTTTCACTCCAGTTTCTATCACCTCCATCTATTAGTTCACGAATAGCTCGGATAATCTTCTTAGATGCATCTGCTTCTTTAGATACAATACCTGCTACGGTGAACTTCTCCATACTGTTCTTAGGGTATTTGTTAAAGTATGTCATCCAGAAAGCAAGTAATCCTACCAGTGTAGACTTTCCTAACCTTCTTGCAAAGTTAAGAGCTGTTTCAGG